TTGATTTATTTGATCAATTTGTAACTGTTGTTGTTGAACTGCTATTGTTAAAACAGCAGTTAATTTTGAATAATCAATTTTTAATATTTCATTTTCTGTGTAAACTATTTCAGGAATTATTTTTTGCATTTCTTGTGCAGAAAATCCTATTTCTTTTTTATCACCAAGAATTTCTTTGTTTTTCCAAAACCATGAAATTGGTTTAATTTTTAATATTTCATTCAAGCCATAATTTAAATTATTTATTATGGTTTTTAATCTAATATCACTAAAAGTTAAGCCTGCACCTTTTGAAGATCCAGATTGAGCTTGACTTTGAGTACCTGCATAGTTTGGTGTTTGTGATGGAGCACCAAATAGTAAACTTGCATACTGACCATAGTTTGTTAATGGTGCAGATGCATATCCTAAAGTTGATCCAATAGTTCCAGGTGCTGATGCAAGATTTTGCGTTCCTAATTGACCTAAAGCAGTTCCTGCGCTTGCTCTACCTGCAGTAATTCCAGATTCAACTTGAGCAGCAGTAGACCCCAACATTTGTTGATTAAGATCTTGAGTTGCTTGATTTGCTAAAGCATTTCTTGCTGAACCTGCTTCACCTGCCCCTGCAAATCCCGCATTTGATCCTACGTTAGCTTGTTGTGCAGCAAATTGTGCAGGAGCTAATGCACCTTGCACTTGCTCTTGTTCGTATTGCGGACTAAATAAATTACTTAACCCTTGAGTACCTTGTTGTAAAGCATTAGCACCAATATTGCCTTGTATGTTACCCGCAGTATTGGCAGTATTTATAGCATTTTGAGATGCTTGATTAACCTGTCCTGCTTGACCTTGATAGGCTTGACCTGCGCCTTGTGTGATTCCAGAAAGCGTAGGCAAGTAACTTTGCAGAAACTGGTTCTGTAAGTTAATAGTTTGTACTTGTTCAGGGGTTAGTTGAGCCTGAGTTGATTGATTCCCAGAACTTTTTCCACCGCCCCCCCCAATTATTCCACCCATGATTAACCCTTCCCTTTGCCATGTTGTTGTGGCTGATATGCTTGGTTATTGAATACTGGTTGAGTACTATTGCCTACTGTATTCATGTAATTGTTTGGTTGTCCCATTATAGGTTGTCCAGATGAAACTGTGTTAACCGCTTGACCAGGTTGACTAGGTTGCATAAGTTGACCTTGTTGGCTACCACCTTTACCTTGTGGCGCAACTCCTACAGGTGTTCCTATTGGGCTAGAACCTTTTCCATTGCTTTGTGATTGTTGATAACTTGTTCCATTCATCATTTGATTTTGGTTTGATGAACTTTTGCCTTGTGGCGAACCTGGAGGAGGTGCGCTTTGCCCAGGTTGTCCTTGTGCTTGTGTTTGTTGTCCCATAGTTAACCTATTTGATATTGGTATGAATTTGCATTAACAATAGTTGCAGATATTGATTGACCTAAATTTGTTCCAATTGAACTGTAATTGCTAAGATTAATGGTTGATGCAACTAAACTGTAGTTTCCTACCGATAATTGAGTTGTGTTTTGGTTGAAGATGTTTTGATAGCTAAAAGGAGATCCTAGTTGAGAATAAAACAAACCAGGGCTAGTTAAGTAATATTGATAAGTAGCACCAACATGATAAAACTCTTGTAACAATGTGTAAGTACTTCCATTGTAAAGATACAGTCCCCAAGTAGCACTTATGGCATATGCAGATGTAGTTCCATTGTTTGTATTGAAATAAATTGATCCAGATGCCCCTAAAACAGTACTAGCTACCTTAGTAACAGTAAAGTTAAATAAGTTGTAATAAGCACCAACTGTTGGAAGGTTTAATAAAGAAGTAGCATTTGTACCTCCTAATACTAAACCATTTAAATAAACTCCTGTACCATCATCAATAATATTAGATGAGGTTGTTCCAAAAGCAAAAGTACCATTTGGATTAATTAAACCACCCGCACCACTACTTATAGTGTGATTAACAGAATCAATAACAGGAGGTGTAGTACCTGCATTAATCGTAGATGAGTTAACTGTTACTGCATTTAATGTACCCGCAGTAATGGTTCCAAGGTTTGCGTTTATTGCGCTTAAATTACCTACTTTCAGGGTTGCCAAATAAGGAGCACCCCAAAGTGTTAAATTATTTGCAGGATTAAATATTCCATCTATTTGATAGACATTTTGACCTGCAAGGTAAGAAGGAGGAGTTGCAACCCAATGCTCACTTCCACCCCAAGTATTATCTGGAGGAAATGTTGCATTTCCTGTGGTTGTAAAAGTTGTTGGAGTTCCTGCCAAACTTGTGGAAGTTAATGCATAAGCACTTCTACCCTGCAAATTTGTTGCAGTAGAAACTTGAGTTAAATCAATAGGAGTAGCAGTTATTGGATTTTGATATGCAGGAGTTGGCTGAGATGTAGCAACCAACAGATTTATTTGCAATCCACCAAATGTTTGATACCAAAGAAGATTACCTCCTGAAAAAGTACCATTTATTTGATACCAAACGTAATCAGCAGGGTTGGTTGAATAAACATTAGTATTTGTATTTCTCAACCCATAAAAACTATTAGTTGACAATGGAGTTGATGAAAAATTAGCAGACCCAGAACCATTATCTGCATAAGCAATATCTATATATCTATAAAGATATGCAGTAGTTTGGCCATTGGTTGCAGTAGCAGTAGTATTGGTTGAGTTAACTATTCCTGTACCAAAATTAGGATTAAAGTTGGTATTAAGATTTGCAAGGATGTAGTTGATTGCTCCCGCCAAATCTTGCGAAGATGAGTTTGGCTGAATAAAGTAAGTCATTAGAATGCATCCTCAACAATCGTAGATAAGAATGTCATAGCAGTCATATTCCATGCGCTAGTAGCATCATTTGAAGCAACCTTAAGAGCAACTGTTCTTACATCATTTTGTTGCGTAGTAACCCAAGGATTATCAGTAATGACAAAAACTGTTTCAGTCTCACCAAATACAGGAGTTTGACCAACAGAACTTGATCCACCCAAAGTAATGCTTATTACAGGGTTAACAGATGGATTTGTTGTACTAACTTCAGGAAATAACCTATGTACATACAATTTATGTGGATAGGAAATAGGATTGCCTTCAGGGTCTAACAATGTCATGTTATCCCTTTCAAACAAGGTCTGTATAGTATTTCCTGAGAAAGATGTACCTTGACCTGTCTGAACCAGTTGTAAGCCTCCTGCGCCTGTATTAGGTGCATAGACAACGCATCTAGATGATAGGTTAAATGTTCCACCTGTTGTACCACCAGAATACACAGGAGCTTCTACTGCCATAGCAGAATTGTTAATTGTTTTAGGAGGATTCCATACTTTAAGATCGTATCTGTAAGACAACATCTTATTGCAATACCCAGTAGATGTTAAATCAGGATAGTAAATCTCTACTTGATACTTTTTAGTATTGTTAACTACATGAACGTGTTGTATGTAGTTAGGGTTTAAGTTGGCATAAAAGTAATTCTTTAACTTTTGATTAGCCAAAGATACAAAGTTACTTCCATCAAATGCCCAAATATCTCTAGCATCAACCCCATAAACTACATCATCACCATTATCCCAACAGTTTTGATTAAGTAACCCTCTACCTCTTTTAAAAGGAGATATAGCAAATACAGGTGCGTTATAGCTTTGGTAAGCTATTGGAGAAAAGATTACTGTATCCCAGTAACTACAAACATAGAAATTAGGACCTAATGGAAATCCATCAATTATTGGACCTCTAACAGGAATTTCTAACTCGTTAGCAGTATTGGTAAGAGTTGGTGCCCAAGTTGCAGGAACACCAGTATTAGCAAAAGACTGACTCCATCTTACTGAAGTAGGATAGTTCTTTGTTGTTGTTGAAGTATTTTTAGTTAAGTTACCCGCTATAAGAATATTACCAATATTTGGAGAAGAAAATTCTCTAACAAATGCTGCGGTAACAGATGTAATACCCAATGATGTTTCATAGTTCCAAACATAAGTATTTGGTGTTTGATCAGAATAAGCATTGTCATATAGACGTATTTGAGTATCTGAAGGTAACAAATACATTGGAGGGTTAATGCTATCGTTAATGATAAACACTTGACCAATCCAAGATCCTGTTATTGCAGGATTGGATGAATAACCTGTACCAACAAATGGTGATGGAGGAGTTATTGTAGAAATACCTGCGTTATCTAATTTGTACCAAATTCCTGCTGAAGTAGCAATGATATAGGTCCAACTATTGTTGAATCTAAAACCACCTTCAATAAAAATTATGTTCCCAGTTATTGCAGTTAATATTGATATTTCACCATCAACCTTTTTTAACCCACGAACATCTGCCTCAATGTTATAACCATTGTTATATTCATTTGGCAATAAAGCATTACTTGGAACATCAGGAGTAAAACTTAGATTGGCAAATGGAACTCTTAGTGGTGTATAACCTTCAGCCATATTATTCGCTCTTTACTTCAACAGGATTTTGTTGTGCATTTATTTCTTTTTGAAGAACTTCAATAATTTGAAATACTTCTTGAAAAGGTTTTGTTCCAAGATAGCTCATAACCATGTTGAGTGTCTGTACGGATAATTTTATTTCTTGCATATTAATTCCCCGTAGGTTGGTTAAGTTCAATATATCGCAGTAATACCACGACCACAGAAATTATACAACCCACTATCATTTGATGGATAGGAGTTAGGGATAGCTCCATGACGAAGCCCTGCAATACTGAGAGTATGGCAATAACGAGTGCCCACTGCACCTGCTTTGATTTTAGGGTTGTGATGAGTGTGTTCATGCTGATGTTATGGTTTGCCAAGCCGCACCTGTATAAATACAAAGTTTGCCAAGCGTTGAATCAAAAACAATATACCCTGCTGTTACTGTTAAAGCGTTTTTCTGAGTTGTTGTGACTACAGGTACTTGTGCGCCATTTGTACCATCTAAAACAATCATATTAAACTCCTAATTGCTTTTGTGAAGCAACCTTAGCCTCATATGCTGATACTACTGCATCTGTCCACACCGCACTAGCAATAGCAGGCACAGGTGCAGGATCAGATTGTGCTTCTGTGTCTCCTGGGCATCTAACCCAACGATGAAAATTTCTTGCAATCTCAACACCATCTTTGGTGATGACTTCTGCTTGACGTATTTGAATAGTTCCGTCTTCTAGCACTTCTGTACGATCTATTACGTTTGTTGATGATAGTGTCATTTTGATTCCTTAGAATGTGGCTTGATAAACTGCTGTAAAAAATATGTTAACTGAAGCTGCGGTAGACCCACTTAATGCGGCAATATTAGAACCAATAACTTCAGTTGCAATATCTGAAATTCCTGAATTGTTAACAATTCTTCCTACAATACTTAAACTTGGAGATGTTGCTAAACAAGCAAAAGGCAAAGCAGAAATAACACCTCCTGCTGATAAAGCAACAGATGTTGATCCACCAACTTTTCCAGTAATATAAACTGTATTACCTATTTTTGTGTAAGTACCAGAGGAACTAAATGTTCCAACAACAGTTAATCCAGCACCCTGAGTTGGTGTCCATGTTCCTGTCTCGTAATCATTAAGCGTACTATTAGTAAGTGCAGAGGAATTACTAAATACTATGCCACCACCATTTTGTAGCATCTGTAAGTTATTACCAGTAGTAAACCCTGCTACGTTACTAGTACCATTATTAATAATGACACTACCAGCACCACTACCTGTAATTAGATCTATGTTAAGTTGACCATATGCCATGTTATCCTACCTTTGCTTCTAGAGCTGTTACTTTTGCGGATAGTTTGATTTCGTTCATTATGTTCCTTGCAATCTACGTTCAACAGAATATTTACCATAAATAAGGTCTCGCATTTCTTCTGCGACTAACCCTGCAAGTTCTAAATCTTTTACATACTTAACCATAGATTTACCATTTGCACAAACTCTTGCAACCCAAGAATTAGATTTTTTATGCCAAGATACGCCACGGTACCCAGAAGTATTATTGCCAGATTTAACTTTATTAAACTGGTTTTGACTTCGGGTAACAGAACGAAGGTTTTCTAGCCTATTATCTAATCTGTTGCCATTAATGTGATCTATTTCTTTAGGCATTTCACCATAAACATACATCCAAATAAGTCTATGAGCCTTGTGTTGCTTCATATTAAATGTGATGTGACTATAACCTGTTGAATGAATAAAACCTGCCTTTTGACCAATCAAATGGCTTTGATTTAAATGAACAACATTTTTCCAGTACAAGTGGTCATCCTTGTAATCAAAGTAATGATGTAGTAATTCTTGTGTAATCATGGGTGAGTAGCCTTATATGATTCAAATTTAGCATTTAATTCTTGCAAGGCTTTAATCATAGGAGACACCATTCGATCATAGTGCACACCTGCCAACTTGCCATTTACATAAATACAGAACTCTGGCTTAATTCCTTCTACATCTTCTGCAATCAAACCATATTGAACTTCAGATTCAACTTCTTCCGTGTAATTACCTTCAGCATCTTTTTTACGATAGTTAAAAGTTACAGGGGTTAACTGATAAATCCAAGATGCACTATCCTGATTAACTATATTTGATTTTGATGCACGAGTAGAAGAAATACCTCCTAAGTTACCAGAAGAATCAATATATACGTTACGAGGCGTAGTTACTGTAGCTGAATACATAGCCGGAACTTGAAGATTCCCCGCATTTGACAAAGTCATTGCTTGGGTTTCTGTAATAGTAGCCCCTGCAGTTCCTGATGGTGCAACCCACCATTTATGCACACCCGCAGTTTGTTGGTAAGAAGTTGAGTAATCTGAGTTTACATAAACATAATTTGAACCGTTGTAATACTGGTTTGCACCAAGATTCATAATAACTGCACCCGCAGTATAAGAAGCCAAACCTACGCCATTAGTCATTTGAATGGCTTTAAAGTTTGACCAAGCATTAGGAGTAACCCCTACACCTACGTTTTGGGCTGTATCTATTGTTACCGCAGTAGTAGGTGTACTACCTGTTTGCAGTTGTAGTGAACCACTTGTATCACTATTGATTACTGCACCACTAGTTGATGTACCTGCTGAAATAAGAGTTGACATTAAATTACCCCAATCTTTCTATTTAATAAACAAGCATTTAGATATGCACTTTTTGCGCTCTAAAGAATTACCCATCTTTGTCCTGTTGCTACTGTAATAGTAATTCCAGAATTTATACTTACTGGACCTACACTTAAACCATTTGTTCCTGCACCAATTGTATAACTTACGTTAGCAGTAGAGTTATTTACTTGAATAGCTCCACCCGCTTGTGCGCCACCAATTCCACCCCATTGACCATTTATATAACCTTCAAATTGATTAGTGGTTGTGTTAGCCCTTAACATTCCTGTAGAAGGAGATCCTGCACGTTGAGCAGTAGTTCCCGCAGGAACTTGAATCTCCCCTGTACCTGTCATAGTAATGTCACCAGATGCAGTAAGGGTTGTAACGCTTGTAGCACCTGTTAAAGCAAGATTATCCCCAGATTGGAGTTCCTCTATTTGCGTACCACTTATAACTAATGGAATTCTTGCAGTCATTTCTTTTCCTTAAACAAGAGGAACATTCACAATCGTTCCACCATATAGTAAAACTTGTATATAACTATTTACCGCCAGTACAACCCTTGTTACCCCTGTGTACAACAATACTGGCAAACCAGAATAAGCAATAGGACCCGTAGGTCCTGTCGGACCAAAAGGACCTGTAGGACCTGTCGGACCAGTCGGACCACCATAAGGACCTGTAGGACCCAAAGGTCCCGTAGGACCCGTGGGACCGCTAACAGGCGGTGCAAAATAAAGAGCAGGAGTGCTCCAACTCAGTACAGTTGGTGCAATAGAGTTAACTACTGAAACAGATACCCAAACATCATTACCAGTAGACGTTATTGGTGTTGCTGACCATCCAGTTGGAGGAGTTCCTACATTTGTAGTAAAGTTCCAAGAACCACCAGTTGGTGTTGCAGGTTGAGTAACACTTTGAATGTAAATAGGCCATATAAAATAGGTAACTGTGTTTACACCTGGGTTACCATATAACCCATTGTTTTCACCATTCCCAGAATAATAGCTACTTGTTATCATTTAAGTCTTCTTGCATTTGCAATAAGTTGTTAATTAACCTAACGTCCGTAGGGTTTAATTCTACTGCTTTCTGACAAAATTCAATTGCTTTTCCCTTTAGCCCAATATTCCACGCAGAAATACTGGCTAAATCCCAAGGTTTCTCACCCCAAGCACTTGGATCCATTGTATAAACCGCTTCCTTGTCTGTTATTTTCAATGCAGTCATTGCACTTGAATAACACTCTTCCCACATAGAACATCTGTAAGAATACATTGCCAAATCTAACCAAGGTTCTCTAGTGTTAGGAGCTTCTGCACAAGCCAACCTATACCATTTTAGGCATTCCCAATGGTTACCAAGTTCTTCATAGCTTTTGCCTAACAACCTCATTGCATAGCATCTTTCATTAATCCAAGTGGCTTCAGGCATTTTTAAATACTTGTGTAAAGCATCTATAGCCTCTTGCCAACGATAATGAAAGGTTAACTCTCTACAATGATAAAAAGCATTCCTTGGACAATGTGGATCTTCTTTAACCGCCATTTCTAGTAAATCCATATATTGACCTCTTGACTTTGTTGGATCAGGTTTATGAACTACTAACAACATATCTGTTTGTGCCCAAACTTCTACAGTTCTTGGGTCTGGAATTGGATACTCATGAACTGGGTGCTTCCACATATAACCTTTTCTTGCATGAATCTTTTCATAGTAAAAGGCTATTCCTGCTCCCCAATCAAACTTATATCTTAATCTGGTTGTTTCAGGTGTCCAAACCCGTTCAATTTCTTCTCTCCAACCAGGTTGCAACTCTTCATCTAAATCTAAACTAATGCAAATATCAATGTCATCAGGCATTGAAAAAAGCACAGTTTCCCTTGCTTTATCAAACCTCCAAGGACTAACTCTTACATCATGTACAACAACATTTTCATGCTCTAATGCCAATTCAACTGTTTTATCTGTAGATCCAGTATCACCAATCACAATAAGATCTGCATCTTTTGCTGATTGACAAAACCTATCTACAAACTTTTCTTCATTCTTAGATATCGCATAAACCGCTATCTTCATAATCTAATCCCTATAAAATCAAAAATCTAGATCCATTCGGTACAGTAACAGTAACTCCATTGCTTAATGTAATAGGTCCAATTGCATGAGCAGAATAACCAGTAGGTATAACCACAGACGTACTCAAAGTCATAGAGTTAATTATTAACCCTTGAACACTTAACCCACCAGTAGTAGGAATAAGTTTGTCTGCTACGTTGTCTTGGTTAATAGCCATGATTAAACGTCCGTTGCGCCTTGATATTGAGCCATTGTTTTAAGAACTGTGTATATTGCAGTCATCAGCTCACCCTTACCTGCTAAGTCTGCTAGTCCAATGTAGTGTGCGTGTTCCATGACAGGGCTTAGATTTGAATCTCTAGCATCCTTTGAGAAATGCACAGATACCTGTACTTGGATGTTGTCTTTGTTTCCAAAGAAGTTTGTAACTCTAGCGTAAGCCTCTGGTGCTGGTGCGCCAAATTGAGTTGTGCCTAAGTTTAGTTTAAGTGCCATGAAAGTTCCTTAGTATGTCATTTCTGTTGTCTCTACTTTACAAACCCAACGTATTGTAGTTGCTGCTTGTCCTGTAACTGTAACTGCTAAACCGCCATTTGTTGTATCTGCAGTAGCTGAAACTGCCCAAGTAGATGCGCCTGAGTCTTGAGCTAATAGTATTGAGTTTACTGTTCCGACTATTGCAGTTGTTCCAACTCCAGAACCACGTTTGATTGCACCTTGAAGAATCCAAGATGCCGTATTTCCTGCCCCAGTAACTCCTGCAATTATGGTTGCTCTAAATGAATATGCTGAGTTGTTGGGTAGGATGATTTGGTTGTAATTACCTGTTGATCCACCATCACAAGTTAAAACTGTAGCAGTAGCATCAGTTGTTTGTTTAGCAAGAACTAAAAGACCACCTTGAGATGCACCTTGAATACTATTTAATGGGTTATAACAAGCAGGAAATGCCATGTAAGCATAAATTCCTCTTGTAGTTCCAAAATACCCCCCTAAAATAGAACTAGAATAAGAATTAGCGCTATTACTATAACCTCCAACAACAGATGCAAATGCTCCAGATGCGGTATTTCCATATCCATTAACAACAGTAGATGCCTGTGAACTTGCTAAATTATTTGCCCCTGCTCCAACAAAACTAGATACACCTGATGCTGTATTTACATAAGAAGCCGTTGTATTAAACCACCCGCCACCAGTAACAACTGCACCCAATCCAGATGCGGTGTTTTTCAATCCACCACCAACAAAACTCCAATCCCCACTAGCTACGTTCCTATTTGCCGCAGTACCCGCATCACCACCACCACCAATAAAGCTATACGCTCCTGTTGCTTGGTTATTTCCTCCTCCTACTACTACTCCATGAGGTGTGTAGAAAGATAGGGTTGCGTTTGTTGAGGATGTTGCGTTTTGTGATAGGGTTAGAGAAGTACCTGATATAGCGGCAACATATGTCCAACTTGCTATTGGTGTGCCAGTAATTAATTGACCTACTTTTATTGAACCATTTGATGCACTTAAAGTTACTGCCGTTGAACCAGACGTAATTGTTGCAGTAGCTTGAGTGGTTACTGCGGCATTAGCAGTTCCACTATTTGTATAACCACCACCGATAAAGTTGTAATATCCTTGAGCAGAATTAGCATTTCCACCACCAATAAAAGATAAAGAACCCGATGACGTATTGTATTGTCCACCAACTAATACAGATTGAGAGCCTGAAGCAACTTGTGTTGCCGCACTTCTACTTGTCTGCCAATCAACCGCATTAGCACCCCTAGCATTACCACCTGTAGCAGTAGAATCTGTTTTTTGTGCCTGAAGTGCGCCTGTACCCAATGGTTGCAAAACAAGAGGTGTATTTGTTCCGCCTGCCGCTTTAATTGCAGGATAAGAAGCATCCCCTACCACCTGAATATAAGTAGTAGAAGCATCTCCAAGGGTTGATGTTCCTGTGGCTTCTAAGGTTGTGAATTTACCTGTGTTAGCAGTTGTAGATCCTATTACTGTGTTGTCTATAGTTAGACCAGTTAGTGCAGATGTGAATGTGGGTGCGCCCGTACCTCCAGAAACTAAAGGTTGTCCGCTAGTACCAGGTGTATTTAAAGCTAAAGCACTTGCTCCAGAATATGTAACCGCACCCGCACTAGCCGTTAAACTGGCATTAGTACCGCCCCTATTTAACGCTATGTTGTTTCCGTTCCACGTTGCATTGGTTATAGAACCAGGATAACTTAATGTATTGGTTGACCAAGATACATTTGATGGTGCGGCAAAATGATAATCCCAAGATCCTGCAGCACTACTATTTGACAACAATACTAAAGTTACATAACCACCTGATGGGATTCCACCAGATATTATTGATGTACCAGAGTTGTTATTTAAAGTAATTGCACCACTACTTTGATTATTATTAAATGTAAATGTTGCGCCATTTGGCAATGTAGTTGCGTTTGGTAGTTGGAATGTTTGTCCACCAGTTCCAGTTACATACCAATTTTGTACAGATGCCGCAGTTAAAACTTGAGTTGTTCCACTTGCAGTTAATCCATTAAAACCTTCAAATAAACAATTAGTTGATAAATTAAAGTTGGCGTCATAAACCGCAACACCATTTGCTACATTGGTTGCATAACTTGTACCCCAAGCACTACCAGTAGAGTTTGCTATACCTGCGCTAGGATATACAGTAGGTCCTTGAGATCCAGTAGGTCCTGTAGGTCCATTAGTACCCGCAGTTCCCGTTGGTCCCGTAGGTCCGTTTGTGCCATTGCTTCCTGTTGGTCCAGTTGGTCCGTTAGTTCCGTTTGACCCAGTAGGACCTGTTGGACCATTTGTGCCTGTAGGTCCAGTTGGACCCGTACTTCCTGCGGTCCCTGTGGGTCCTGTGGGTCCTGTGGGTCCTGAAATACCTTGTGCACCTGTGGGGCCAGTAGGTCCAACCACAGTAGATGGTGCTCCAGTAGGTCCCGTAGCTCCAGTAGGTCCTGTAGGACCAGTTACACCTTGTATACCCTGAGTTCCAGTAGGACCTGTCGGACCTTGTAAACCTTGTACACCCTGAATACCCTGTGGACCAGTTGGACCAATAGCTCCTTGAGTTCCTGTAGGTCCTGTTGCGCCTACTGCACCCGTTGGACCTGTAACACCTTGAATACCTTGCGTACCTTGTGGTCCTGTTGGACCTGTGGGTCCTGTACTTCCTGTTGGACCTTGTTGGGTAATAGGTGCAGGTGTTGACCAAACAATAGTTGTTGGTGTTTTAGAGTTTACAAATGCAATAGACCACCAAATAGTTGTAGTTGGTGAACTAGGAGGTGCATTTAACCACCCTGTAGGAGGTGTTCCTGTATTTGTAGAGTAATTCCATGTTCCACCAGTAGGTGTAGCAGGAGCAGTAGATCCTTGATAAAAGATAAACCATTCAAAGAACGTGCCACCATAGTAATTATCTGTACTCCCGTACAACCCATTACTTTCATTAGGCTGAACAACTTGTGCAGTTGCAGTTGAGCCGTATAGTCCTTGTGTTGCCATTATCTGAATGAGTATCTGTAGTTACGGGGTTGAAATTCAGAAGATAAATGTCTATCTCCTCCACTCCAAAGATCTTTCATCGCTTGATCCTCAATTAATCCGTAAGCAGCATCAAATCTTGCATTCCACTTATCTGCTTCAGAAACATTCTTTTTCTTGTCGTAATAAGCCCACAATACTTTATACATATACCCTTCAGGGAATGTTGCAAGAATTGCATTACTTTGAACAATAGGGTTTAGTGAATCTGTTGTTGGGCTAAACAAGAATGGAAAAGCCTTTACATAATATGCAAGTATTGTTGTTCCGTTACCAGGATTAGGAGTAAATAAATAGTTAGGTCCTACTTCTGAAAAATTAGCTCTAATAACCCTTGGAACACCAAAAGGTTTTACATAAAGCTGATCAATCATTGATAAACGAATAATCTCCCTATCTCCAACCCTGTCGTAAATAATCCAAGGTCCAAACCCTGCATTCAATGTGCCTGGAGGAACTTGAGAACTAGGAGTTTGTTGGAAGAAAATAATAGGCCAGTTCATATCCGCAGGGATAGGAGCTAAACCATTTGAATTTGTAACAATCGTAGAAGGATTAACTGGATCGTAAGGATTGCTCCTTAACGCAGGTAAATAAATTGTTCTAAAAGATAACTCTGCAAACTGAATACAGAATTGAATATCCATTGAGGATTGCGTAGGGAGCTTCAGAATAGCCGTAGGATACGTTGGAAAGCTCCAGACTAGATCAGGGTCAGATACAGTAATTGTGCTTGTAGAGACTGCGGTCACTAGGGTAAAAGGTCCCATTTGGGTTGGAGAAATAAAATCCCCAACTAACACCAATGATGTGCAATCAGAAGCAGTAGTAATGATTCCTGTTAATGAATTGTATGCAGTTGCATTAACGCTTATTGATGTTGGAATAGCTCCTACCCATTGAGCCACTCTTGTAACGAGGTTGTTGGCAGATTGGATAAAAAGAGACATAAAACATCCTCATCGAGTAGGTATTATCGGATTGTAAGGCAATGGTATTTTTCCGCTTGGATGACAAACAAAATCTGAGTAATATTCGTTAACTATTGCGTAAAAAAGAATCTTGTCATCTCTGTCTTGCTTAATTAATTCCCAAGGACGATTGTTAAACCACTTTGAGCTTATTTCATGAGCAAAACACTTAGGTAAATCCATAGCATGGAAAGTACCCGCAAAAAAAGGATTGGCAGTTCCGTGAATCTTGTAGAACTCCCGTCTTTCTTTACAGTTTTGTCTAATATTTTCTACGTTATGTTGCGTATATTGGACATATCGTTGACCATCTTCAGCACCAATTTTGTAGTCGATACGATCAGTCTTGAATGTTTGACTCCAAGTGCCAGACTTAACATCATTAAACATTTGGTTATTTCGGGCTAAAACACCCTCAATACCTGCTTCTAGATTACCTTTCATATAGTAATCTTCGTTAATCTTGGCTTCTTCGTTGTCTAAATTCAATTCCATATCTTCTCCAAAAAAAAGGGAGAGAACCCTTTTGGGATTCCCTCCAATCTCTCAACTAAATTAAGCGAGGTAACGCTGAACTTGGCTAGATGCTCTTGGTGTTGTGATTGGTGTGCCAGTTGTGATAGCAGCAAGAACTGCAACACCTGCTGGGTTACGCACAATCAATGTACCTTCCATGATGTACTGATCCAAAGAAGCATCTGCATTTGAGAATACTTCATTGTTTGGACCAAGTTCACGCAAAGAACCCCATTGAACAACATCAGGATTCAAGAAAAGAATCGCATTGTTGTTTGAACCTGTCTGATCCATGATCCAGTTGTCATCAATTTGGTATGTATAGTTGAAGTCACCTTCGTATGTACCAATTGTGTCGCCCTTGTCAGCAGGATTGAACCTGTTGATAGAACGTGACTGTGGAATGTTGTCAGAAATTGTGGTTCTGAGTGATGTAGGTACAACCATGTTAGTAATCTTAGCGTTGAAGCGTTGTTCAGCAGCAGTTACTAATTGTTTGTATAAAACAGGAGAGAAAGCCTGGTTAGTTTCGTTAGCACCAAAACTGAAATAACCCAAACCTGCGTTTGACAACAAACCATTGAATGGTACGTTGGTGTTAGTTACAGTTGTTGTGTCTGTACCATCAGAAGCCGCCAAGTTCAATACGGAAACACCATCTGTGTCGTTTCCTGAACGTGTACCTGCAAAAGCAAACAAAGAACCAAATCTACGTCCGTTGTTTGGTGATGCGCCTTGAGTTGCTGACTGTCCAGAGTACTTGATTGAAGCACCATCTGCACGAACCATTTGGAGTTCAACGTCAAACATGATCTCAGTTAATTGCTTAACTTCTTGATATGCTTGTGGATCTCCACCTGCTTGCTCAACTGCACGAGCAGTACCAGTTGCACCGATAACTGTTGTGAAGATTTGTGTGTAGTTACCAATGTTGGCACGAGTGTTAGATGCTGCCAAAGAAGAAGTGACTGCTGCACCTTCTAAGTTTGCATTAAGTGTAGGCTGACGGAAATAGTCATTAGGCCAAATGTGTAGCGTAGAGTTAATCTTACGCTTTTTTGACATTGCCATGTTAGTTGTTGGAGTACGATCTTTAACATAGTTAGAGACTGTTAAGTCCATATCTTTAACTACGATATCTGTTTGGTATGGTCCGTTACCATTACCTAGATTTGCTGATGTGATTTGTGCCATGATTTTATAGTCCTAAAAGGTTACTTACGTCTTTGTTTGTTAGTCGCAAGCATTGTTGCCAAAAGTTGCCTAGTTGCATTCTTATCGCCTTTATTAGCCGCCTGTTGAAGTCTCTCAGTCTCTGAAGAAGGTGAGGTTTTCGCTTTAGCTCCAGATTTGATACTAGCCGCTATCGAGCCACCCACATTGCGAACTACTGGCTTTTCACGGAACTTCATTCCATCCCGTATCAAACCCAATAAAAACTCATCACTAGAGATCAAATCAATATTTGGAACCCCAGGAACAAGTGTTGCATTCGCAC